CTGACCATGTGATGATCTCCAGACATAAAAAAACCGCCCGGAGGCGGCTGATTGGGGTGAGTGAAACTATTCCCAGATTTGAACTTCGATCGTCGCCCGGTATAAGCCGGTGTCAGATTCGTAACCCTTTGTACCCATGAGGGAGGTTGGCATCAATGGCTTGAGCGCTTCTTTGGCCTGAGCCCGGATAGCCGTTGCCTCGTCTATCGTTGTGGCATAAACGTCAATCTGGACGGAGTTCGACGACGCCCCGGACTGCCCGCACATGACGTCATCCTCATTATCTGACGGCAGGCTGAACACCAGCCACGGCGCAACGGTGCCCTGCGGCGCGACATAGGGAAAAACTCTACCGGTGCACAGCCCGCCGATCAGAGGGTAAATATCGGCTTCGGTCATTTTGACAATACCTCATCAATGGCCTTGTTCAGCTCATCAAACCCGGCCTGAGCCGCCAATTCCTGATTGGTATCGTAGGCAGGGCGAACGAAAGGATTCGCGGGCATCTTTGATGTGCCCAGCTCGATGAAGCGCCAGTAAAAGGCGTTATTACGGCTGGCACCCTTGGTTGTGTTATCGCTGTTCGTTCCGTTGGGATTGGTACCGCGAATATGAACACCGGCCACCGCTTCACCCGGTCCTGACTTACGGCTCACCACGACGATATTACGTGCCAGCTTCCCGGTGCGTTTCGGCGCACCTTCTGCAACGGCATCACGTATCACTTCAGCGCCAGCCCGCGCGGCCTGATTGAGCACCCTTTTGGTTTCGGCTTTGCTCAGAACGGCCAAATCCTCCGCCAAATTGAGAAGATCGCTAAAATCCAGATTGGCTCCGATCATTGCTTCACCCCATTCCCGCAGAGAATTTCCAACCGGGTAAATCTTGCATCAGGGATCGGCGGCGATTTAATTTCGTAGATTTCCCCGCGAAACAACAACCGAGACGTAGATTTAACGTCATTTCGATATCTCATCCACACCCTAACGGTTGCCTCTCCCAGCTCAGCGCCGGAGGCAATAAACTCCCGGCCAGAAATCGCTTTAACCTCTGCTGAGACCGTGGCCACATCCGCCCACGCCTCAGTGGGTTGACCTGATGGCGTTCTGATCGTGGTGAAATTCTGAATAGTGACTCGATGTCTGAAGCGGCCAGGTTCCATTACGTCGTCTCCTCGCTGGCAGGCGTCACATTTTCCCAGTTGCGGCAATGCCACATCAGGCTTTCAGCTGCGCGGTTGGCGTAAAGTTGCACCTCTGTCTGGCTGGTTCGATGCTCAAACAGGTCGCCAAAGACCAAAAGCATCGCCATAACAACGGGCTGAGGAATATCTTCAGCAACCTTCCATGCGGGATCATCACACCAGCGAAGACAGTAATCGAGCGCGCTTTGTGCATAGCGGGTGATCAGCGCGTCGCGATCATCGCCATCAAATTCGATGTGCTGCCGAAGCTCTTCAATCGGCACAACGTCCGTCACTTTAATCGTCATCGAAAATCGGGGCGGGCCTGCCGCCCCCTCCCCTGATTAAGTGGTTTGCTGGAAAGTACCTTTGATCAGCGCCTTCGGACGGTAATGCGCCAGCGCCAGACGCTCTTCGCACAGGATGGTCAGCATGTTTTTAACGAAGTTATCGCGGTCTTCGCGGCTTACTTCAATGCTGGCATCCATACGATCCCAAACCTGCGACGCCATATCGAAGCCGCCCACGGTGAAGGTGCCTTGAACCTGCGCGCGTGTCGGTACTACCGGCAGCCCCCACATCACATTGCTGGTGAATGCCTGTGGGCCGCCGAAGATATAGCGCCCTTCGTTGTCTTTCAGCAGCGCAATACCGTGCCAGTCGCGTGGGTTCAGGATAATGCCTGACGCACTAAATTCTGACTCGGTGACCTGATAAATAGCGTGTGCAATCAGGTCCGCGCGGGTATCACCGGTTTCGTTCAGCGTCTGGTCATAGGCCGTTGCCACATGGTTGATGCCGTCCAGGTCGTCGCCGGTGCCGTCACCATTCAACAGCATGTCTTCTTCTTTCAGCGCCAGACCGTACATCAGGCGGTTGTTGACATAAGACTGCAGCATCGGCGCATCATCCATCACCTGACGCGATGCCTGGATCCAGTGGGCAACGGTTTTAACGTTTGCCGTTTGTTTGCTGAAGGTGATATCGGACTCAGGTTTCAGCGCTTTTTCTGCAACCGTTTTGGCGTTGTTGGTGAACAGCTCTTCGCGGACGTATTCCAGTGAGTTACTGGAGATTCGACCTTGAGCCAGAAGGTCACGGATGACCAGACGTCGCTGGCCCGGCATGATAATGCCCGGTACTTGCATCGGCTGGATCAGGGTGCCGGCAGAGGCTGAATCGCTGCCCAGAGACTTATTGAAAGTCTGAGCATCGAAGCTGCCTTTGCTGCCATTCCATGATTTCACCAATTCTTCTGCGGCGCGCTCAGAGAAAGATTTCTTATCTCCCGGATTTTCAGCGCCAGAGGTGAATTTCTGTTCCATATCAAACAGGCGGGTACCGGCGGTTTTCAGCTCATCTTGAACCTTGACCAAATCATCCTGCAGCTGTTTTGAGATCTTGCCGGTGGCTTCGATTTCTTGTTTCTGCGCTTCGAACAACTGAGTCACGTTTTTCTGGGACTCTTCAATGGCCTTTTGAATATCAGCTAATTCAGACATATTTATTTTCCTGACAAAAGTGGGGAGTAGTTTTTAATTCGCTCGATGAGAGCAGTGAGGTCTTTTGAGTCGCCTTCGGACTCGCTCCGAACAGCAGACTTAATGCGGGCGATAAAGCCCTGTGCTTCTGATTTGGATAGGCCAACTGAGTCCCTCAGCCACTCTTCCGCATCACGAATGCTTTCTACGCCGTCGATACTCTTCAGGGATGAAACCCCGGCAAGCTCGTTGGCCGGGAAGGTACAGATACTGATTTCACGCAGCGCCGCCACGTTTTTAAAGATCCGCCCGGACGTGCCGAGGCTGTAATCATCTTTCGACGCGCTGAATCCAACCGACATGCCTTCAACGGTGCCGTGCTGCATCGCCGCCTTCAGGTCATTGGCCTGAGAATGTCCGGGGGTAAGTACGCCTCGAACCAACAGGCCTTTGCTGTCTTCTTCAAGGTTTTCCCATTTACCGACCGGCATCTCCCATGTTCGGTGGTTGTAGAACATCGCCACCTTGCGGGTCTGGTTCGTCAGCGCGTTTTTAAACGCACCCGGCAAAATAATGTCGCCGTCCGAATCCGTGTTGTTGAACACCGATGCGTAGCCTTCAAAAATGCCCAACTTACCGTCGCCGGAAAACTTGATTTCCGCCTGATCAAAGGCGAGTGTTTTATTGATGCTGCGCATCGCTACCCCCATAAAGACTAAACCCCGCTATTTGCGGGGTCCTTGTTACCTAATTCAGTGATCGGCACGTTCTGCGACTGTCGCGTCGCTACGTCTCCGCCAGGTAGCGGCGGCAGGTTATCCAGACGCCGCATTTCATTCACCGTCCGCTGGCCGCTGTTCACCAGGGTTGTCATGAAGGTTGCACGTGAAGCAGAATCGCCCCGCAGTAAGCCGTCAAGATTATGTTCGGCGTGAATACGGCTAATATCTGAGGGTTTCACCAGCCAGCGCCAGATCGACTGCTCCCAGCGGGTAAGGTACGGTTCAAGGGTATATTGCAGAAAACCCAGGTTCTGCTGCTCAATGCCGGTACCCCAGCTGGTAGATTTCTCAACGTCGCCCACCAGATGAGGCGGCACACCGAAGAAGCGGGCAATCTCACTAACCTGAAATTTACGGGAGGCCATTGTCTCGGCATCCTGTGGGCTGACGCCGATATCCTGCGCGGTAAATCCGGCCTCGAGGATCCAGAGGCGTTTCTTAACCGGACCTCCGGCGATTTCTTTGAAGTTCTCCTGAAGCTGATCGCGCTGCTCTTTCGTTAAAACCTTGTCGCCTGTTGACAGAATCTTCGGGGATTTAGCACCGTTAGCGTAAAACTCGCGTTGCTGGTCTTCCATCGCCACCGCAACACCAGCGGTTTTTGTCGCGAAGGCGATCGGTGACATGCCAACTAACCCGTTAAACCCGAATCCTTTAAGATGGAAAATATCTTTTTGCGTAAAGTTGGCGTATTCCGAGTCCCGCTTATACCGGTAAACAATTTTCTTCCCTTCCAGCCGCACGTCCATGTTGACCGAATTTAACGGCAAGAGGCTGATCACGTCGCCCGCGCCATTGCGCTCCACCAGCGCATACGCATTGCCGTAAAACGCCAGCTGCATGGTCATGCACTCTCGAAATTCCTGAGCGGTCATGTACTGGTTCGGGGAATACCGTAATAACCGGGCAAGCGGGTTATTAAGATCAACCTTTTGACGGTTATCGTTCTTGGTTTCGAATACGTCGAGAGGTAAACACGACGTCACGGAAGATATGAGGCGTACGCAGGCCCACACAGTGGATATCTGCAGTGCACGTTCATCTGTGATGGAAGAATCACCCAAATGACCATGCGCCGACACCGGCCCGGTCTGTGATCCCTGATCGGGGTTCACCAGACGCCCACCGACAAACCACGATGCCATGCGCGCCCACAGACCATTATTGGTGCGAAGGTCAATGCTATAGTTGGTTTCTGACATTACATGCTCATCGGTCTCGACAGAAAATCATCTAGGTTGAAATCGTCTTCAACCTCCCCGTCAGCCGCACCGATCGCCATTGCCGCAGCAACCACGCCATCGATGCGGCCGGTACTCTTTTTCTTTGCAAAAATTCGGTTGTTCTTTTGGTCTGTTTCAATCACGGCTGATGCTGCGTTCCAACGGAGGCAGGGGTTAAGGTGGATCTCGATTTCTTTGTCATCCAACAACCCTTCGAATAACTCGATGGAATGCGGCATCCACAGGCCAGAGTCAGCCGCTTTATAGAACCCCTGTCCATGCTGAATGAGCTGTACACCCACACCAGCCTCATCAAGCTCAGGCTCGAGATACTTAATGCGGTATTGGTCAAAGGCGATAGCCTTGATCTGGAATTTCAGCGCGAGCTCGGCGATACGCTCTGCAACAAACCCATATTTGACAGCGTTGCCCGGCGTAGCGTGTAAGAACCCTTTTTTCTCCCACATGTCATAAGGCACTCGGTCTGTCTTAGCCCGGTGCAAAAGCGTCTCTTTCGGCGTCCAGAACTCAACAATCAGGCGTTTTCTTTGCGGGAAGTAGAGCGCCAGCGCGGTTAAGTCTCGCGTACCTGACAGGTCAAGGCCGCCGTAACACTCTTCACCGATCATCTCGTCCGGGTCAAAATCCGACTCGCAACCTATCCAGACATCGCTGCCCATCCAAGGGTTAGCCGCATCAACCCATTGGCAAAAGTTAAGGCGACGGACAATGCTTTCTTTTGCTGGCATTCCGCGCGCCTGCGTGACCTGCTCGCGAAGGTATTTATCTGTGAATGTCTGGCCGAGGGAGGGGTTAGCCTTACCCCAGCAAGATTCATCTTTGAAAGGGTCATCCCCTTCATCCAGAGAACAGATGAAACTGAAAAAGCTGTCATCTTCTTCCATACCGGCCGCAATCTTTCGACCGTATTCATGGTAGTCATAACAAACGCTGGTTTTGTCATGCCCGCTGTTGGTGATCAGGAACATTAGCGCCTGACGCCGCCCCTTTGTTCCGGCGCGCATCATCTCAACAACGGTGTTGGTTTTGTGTTCGTGCACTTCGTCAATCAGTGCGCAGTGCGGACGCGGTCCGGATTGCCCATCGTCGGAGCTGATGGGTTTGAAAAAGGAACCGCTCTGCAAAAAAGCCAGATTCCATACGTTTAAACCGGTACCTGACTTCACAATTCTTTGCGCCAGCGCCGGTGACTGATCGACCATCGATACGGCATCGCGGAATAGGATCATCGCCTGGTCTTTTTTAGTGGCCGCCGCGTAGATTTCCGCGCGGGCTTCCTTGTCGGCAACGAGGCAATAAAGGCCAACGCCGCCCGCCAGCGGGGATTTACCAGAACCCTTACCAGACTCGATGTAGCTCATACGAAACCGGCGGGTACCGTCTTCCGCTTTCCATCCAAAAAGCGATCCCACTATAAAACTCTGCCAGGGTAGAAGGATGAATGGCTTACCCTCATGATCGCCGCCGTTCAGCTTCAGCACTTTCGCAAAGAAGGTAATGACGCGTTCTACCGCCTCAACATCCCAAAAAAGACCTCGAGACGGACCGTGTTCTAAATCCCGGATATGCCGGGCGCAGGCGTTGCGAATGTCTGGACCGGCAAGAATCTTCCCTTCCGTTACGTCCAGCGCATATTGCGTCGCAGCATCAACCGAAGAACTGGTTGAGCGGGTCGTCTTCTTCTTGGTCACCATTCACATGCACCTTTGTACGGGCGGCAGGCGTCAGGCCGAATTCCACCAGATAGCTTTTAAAACGACGATCGGCATCTGCCAACATTGAAACCGCCGGATTTGCCTTGATCAGGAAATCACCCATTTGGGTTTTCGTTGTGTAGGTGCGACCTTCAATTTCGATGAGCTGTCGCAGATGCAGGATTTCCGCGTACAAATCACAAAGCCGCTCAAGGGCCATCGTGTCTGCGACAGTAAGGACGCCCATTCCATCGAGCAGTACAGTCAGCCGCCCCCAGGCTGTTTTGCCCCAATCAGTCAGATGAGACGGCGGGCTCGGAATTTCTCTCGCGGGCTTGGGCTCTTTTTCATTCAGTTTTCTTTTGCCCGGATTACCAGTTACCAATTTTAACTTGGTCGGTTTCGGGCGACGACCGGCCATAGAAACCTCCCTTTCAAACGAGAATTTGTATCAATTGCAAGTAAAATGGTTTCACATGCAACTATTCGATTTAGGCCGAAAACAGCCCAGAAAAAAACTTTTCATTTCGCGGTTGTGCACAGAAAGGACAGTGGTCGGTCTTTGCGGGCCTCGGCCTCAAACTTTTGCCCTCCCCCCGCCCACCTGAGAATCGATATCATTTGCTTATGAAATTATTCCAGTGAGATTTTGGGTCGATCGGCATCCCGTGCTCGTCGCAGCCCGAGACATGGCCGCTCTTCTCCATGCGCTGCTTTGTCGAATCGTGATGCAGCTTGCACAACGGTTGCCAGTTCTTCCTGTCCCAGAATAATTTCTGAGCTGGCTTAATAATCGCAGGATTGCCGGTCAGCAACGCATCCTTAAGCTTATGCCCGACGATGTGGTCAACGACGCTGGCCGCAACGATGCGGCCCTGCTCCTGACACATCACGCACAACGGGTTCTCTTGAAGGAATTGCAGCCGTGCTTTATTCCACTTGCTGCCATATACCCTTGGCTCTTTCATCCTGTCTCACTTGTGTCTGAACCAGCTGGCGCCGGTGCGCTCGAATCGCTTGAACACTGTGTTGACCTGCTGCCCGTGCTGCAGCCGGTCGCGGAAGAACGTCAGAGCCGTATAGTTGAACAGGCCCATGTCGCTATCACCGACGGTCACCGCCTTGCGGTAATGCACATCGCTCACGTTGTCCGCCCAGTAACGCAGCATCTTCGTAATGAACGCGATCACCACGTCACGGTTGCCACCCAGCAGGCCAGCATTCAGCAGCGTGTGGTTCGCATTGTTTCGCATGAATGACTGAAGGAAAGCAGCCGGGTGATGGTTGCGCATCCACGGACAGTCAACCTTCTCCGGTTCATCACCGGTGTAGAGATAAATGCCCATGCTGTCGAATGGATTGTTGAGCATCTCCACGTCGGTACCATCGACACAAAAAACCCGACGCGTGGTCGGGTTCCGGTGGAGGTATTGAAGGATGCTTACCCATCGTTGCCAGTAAGGTGAGAGGCTGGTTTGAACCTTGATGTGCTGCACTGCGTCGCTGTCTGCAACATCAAAGCAGTCATGCAGGATCACCAGCTTCTGACCGCGCATTGAGTCAATCAGCGGTCGCAGTTCTTCATAGTCAGGCTTCCACACTTCACCGCGCTGTGGATCAGGTTGCCCGGTGAAGTAGGTGGTAATGATCACGTCTTCACCTGCTGCCGGTTTGTATGGCACGAACCGGTCACTGTCTCGGTTCGCCTCATAGATTGGCCGGTTACGGGTGATCATCACCGAACGGTCGGGACCGGCAACTGTGGACTGAACCAGTTGATGTTCGTCAGCAGACCAGAACAGGCCAGCGCTGTTTGTCACGTCGCTGTATCGGAATGACGTCAGGCCAGCGTTATAAATTCGCTCGGACAGGTTCGGATGTTCCCAGCCCCACTTACCGAACACCGGATCCATACCGCCGACAACATCGAGACAGATGCGCTTGAAGTACAGCATGCAGCCGCGCGCGTGTGACCAGGCGGTGATCTCGCTGTCCTGATAAATCTTGATGGTATCGTTAAGTTTGGTGCCGGTCGCAAAGTCCTGAAAGATGTACATCAGGTGCGGCTCATGGCTGGCGACGTATGGCTGATGCCAGTCTTGAACCAGCGGGTAAGTATCGTCGTCAAACAGGAAGATATGATCGCAACCTTCGAGCAGCTCGAAGCACTTATTCTTTGCCGCGGCGATGCCCACGTTCCGCGCGAAACGGTAGGTTGCCTCTGGTACCGGCTTATCACTCGCATCATCAACAACGACGATTTCAGCGCCAGCAGGTGCCAGACGTTTTATTTCCGCCAGCGTCTTACTGAACACGTCATAGCGGTTGTGTGTGGTGATCCCGATACCAATCTTTGTCATGTTAAATGCGCCGTGTAATCGCAGGGGTTCGACTTCCCGAACCTATAAAGATGAAACAGGTAGACGCCGCGCGCTATCGCCAGCTTACCGCCGGCCGCACGCACTGCAGCGCAGAACTGTTTGTCGAAATAGATGGAGCGCTGCTGAAACTTAATTTTCTGCCAGAGAGAAACACGAAATAGCATGAGCATCCCGGCAACCACTTCTGGCGCTGGCAGTTCCACCAGTTCGCCCCAGTGACGGCTTTCAAGCTCCTCGGCGATCTGCAGATGAACTCGAATATCAGGTTCATCGCTGAGTTGTCCGCCGTGCGTTTGGTATGGAGATCGGAGCCGGTTAGTCATACATCCAATCACATCGAACTCAGGGTCAGCGCCAGCAATGTCCGCGATTTGTTTCTGCTGCTGAGGCGTGAGGAACATCGTGTCAGCGTCACGTATGCAAACCCAAGCATCAGGAGGCAATCTGGATATTGAGTCGTTGATCCCACCGCCGATATCACCGGCTTTGAATGGTGTTAGATAAAAGACGTGTGACACATAAGCTCCGATAAATAATGGCCCCTAGGCCAATCCACGAACCCAATTTGTACGCAGGCGCATACGGGACACCATCGATAGTGACCTGCATAAATGCTCCTGAAAAAATGTCAGCAATAAAAAACCCTGCAGATGCAGGGTTGATTAATGCAGATTATGGGGTTTTTAAGCTTCGAAAAACTTATCAATTACCTCTTTTCCATTTTTGAACTTGTGTTGTTTATTCTGCCCATTAATTTTAATAACAGCAGACAATGTATAGCTTCCATCTAACTCATCGGAGCTAAGTGATTCTAATTCTGGGATGTAGCGGTTTTCATAATCACTAATTTGATCATCTATAGTACCATGGGCCAGAGCTGGATTAACTCTTGTCCCGCGATTAAGATTAAGAGTGACAGTTAACTTTTTACTCCCTGAAGCAAGGAAAATATTATAGTCAGCACCTATTAAATGCTCGCTATCCTCAGTTGCAGTTACATTCAACTCTATTTCTTTATATACCGCATTGAAATCTCTTTCCGGATAAGTCAAATGAGTTAAGCTGAAGTCTTGCGAGAGTAAGTAATCTCCCATCTCTTTCAGTGCAGCCTGAATAGCTAGTGGTCTTTGGCCTTCAGTAATTTGGCTTCTTGCAGAATTTATTTTGCTGGCTTTTTCTTTAAGATCTTCAAGATTTTTGAATTTTTCAATAGACATCACAACCTCCTTTTCACAATTGGAAATAGGATATTACGCCCAAAATTCAATCTAAAAAAGCATTAACACAGGCACTCAGTGAATGCCTTCTATAATGCCTACTCAGCCAGCAGGCTGAATTTCGACGTAGTATTCCTTGCCCTGTTCGAACTGGCTGAATGCATCAGGATTAGAAATATCCATCTGAATCTGGCCGCCCGGCGTGAGCTTTGACCAGGCTTCATTTTCATGGCTGCCGGAAGTGACTACACTCATATGAATGGTCCGACTGGAATCATCATCTGCCTTTTGAATGAAGTGGCAGCGGAATTTTGCTTTTACGGTCATGGCTGTTTCCTATTAGTTAATTTAGCAACGCTTCTGGGCTTCTGCTGCATAGCTCTGAAGGTATTGGATCACTTGTTAATCGTGCTGGTTGACTGCGATATTGAGAACTCATAGCTCAACTACTGAAGTTTTATAAGGACTGTTAGCATTTTGTGCACTATTGTTAGGGTACCCTTTCAACAGAGTGAAAACCTATGGAATGGAAAGTTGTAGACAGAATCTTTTCAACGGCAGAGAACCTGCAGATTTTAAAAGTGACTGCACCAGGAAATCTGAAGTTCTCAATCTGGGTTAAATCTAATCTTGAAGTGCCACTTGGTTGCATGCTAACACCTGTGATCGATGGATATATTGCCAACCATGACAAAGGCCATTTTGTTGCTATCCAAAAAGTTGTGCAATTTAGCACCAATCATTGGGAGAGCCTTAAATCAGCCCAACATCCAACCCAATCGGTCAATGAGGATGAGGTTGTTATCCAGGAAGTTTCTCCAGAGAATTAAGGTTTGCATTGTTTTGCAACTTGCTCGATATAGCCTTGGAGATATTCAATCACTTCGTTGTCTTTGATGGCGCTGGCTCGGAGATCGAGAACAGCCCGTCCACCAGCGC